ATGCTTCCTTGTTTTCTTCCGGCATTTTATAAGTGCCCAGGTGAATCTTTTCCCATTGCAAATGAGCTTCATCAAATGGTTTGCGCTCCTGGTCCTTATAACCGAAACCGATAATCGAGAGCACCTCCAGCTGATAAGGAATATCCAGCAGGCTACGGACATACACATTGGCGTCTGCATCATCTTCCGTCTGCCGGTTACGTATCTGGCACCAACAGCTGCCCAGACCCAGATCTTCCGCCTGGAGTTGCATATAGATAGAAGCGATCGAGGCGTCTTCCACCCAGACATCGCTATCCATTACATTCGCCATTACCACAACAGCCAGTGCACAACCTTCAAGAAACGAAGCTCCGGCCGGCTTACAACCAGCCAGTTTTTTCAACATTTCCTTATCTTCCACCACAACGAACTGCCAGGGATTTTTACGCTTGGAAGCGGGTGCCATCAAAGCTGCCTTTAAAATCATTTCGACTTGTTCAGGTGAAAGCAACTGGTCGGTAAACTTACGCGTGCTTCTTCTATTCTTTATCAGTGTTGCAAAACTCTCCATTTTTATCTTATTTTGTAGCTGTTAATTAATCATCTTCATTCTGTAAGGAAGATATTTCTGAACAGGACAAAGATAAATAGAATTCGTGAGATTCAGGCAGATTTTGGCGGAATAAAGTAAGTGGTTGGAGACTAAAGGAATTGGGTGTTGAATGACTGTATTCTTCCTTTTTCCAAAAAAGCGGGATATTGAGGAGTTGTGAGGTAATTTTGCTACCTATCCGTTGCCTTTTTTAGTGTCGAACGACATCGAAAATGAAACGTGAAACTACTCTGATTTCGCCTCTGCCATCTCAAAGAACCCTTGTTTGAGAGAATAAAGATACGCAGAATTTTCCGTATATCGGTAAAATATGCCTATTGTTTTCTGTTTCAAGGGGCTGTTTCTATGTTCTGCCATATTTTTCATGCTGACAGGTAACTCTATACCGGTTAATTTTGCAATTAAAAGTATAGAGCTATGAATCAAGAAGATGTAAGGGTTTCGTTCTACCTGAAAAAGAGCGAAGCGGACGAGCAGGGAGAGTGCCCGATTATGGGCAGGTTGAATGTAGGCAAGTATTCCGAGGCGGCCTTCAGCATGAAGATGACGGCTCCGGAATCGGCATGGCTTTCCGGTCGTGCCACGGGGAAGAGCGCAAGGTCAAGGGAAATCAACCGGCAGTTGGACGAGATACGCGCTTCGGCACTCTCCATCTATCAGGACTTGTTTGCCCTTCGGGAGAAAGTATCAGCCGAGGAGGTGAAATGTATCCTTTTGGGCATGGCTTACGGGCAGGAAACTTTGGTGGCGTTCTTCCTCAGTTTCATAAAGAAATTCGAGAAAAAAGTCGGAATCAATCGTGAGGAAAGCACGGCCACATCCTACAAGTATGCTTGTGGCCAACTCATGCAGTTTCTCAACAAGGAATACAACCTTTCGGACATTCCCTTCACGGCATTGGACAGGTCTTTCATAGACAAATATGATCTATACCTGCGGACGGACTGCCAACTGAGTGCGGGAACTATTCTGCTGCTGACCACACAGCTGATGACGGTTATCCGGAAAGCGAAGTCGGCAGGTATCCTGACGTCCAATCCGTTTGCAGGCTATGAGGCGGAACGACCGGCAAGGGAAATAAAGTATCTCACGGAGCATGAACTGGAACGCATCATGTCGACACCGCTCCATAACAGGAAACTCTACCATATCCGTGATCTGTTTCTCTTTTCCTGCTTTACCGGCATTCCATACGGGGATATGTGCCGCTTGTCGGATGAAGACCTCGTGGCTGTCGAGGACGGCACATTGTGGATTAAGACCTCCCGCAAGAAAACAAAAATCAGCTATGAGGTCCCCTTACTGGATATTCCGCTCTATATCCTTGAAAAGTACAGGGATGCCGCACCGGAAGGAAAACTGCTGCCGATGTACAGCAACAGCGAATTGAATAACGCGCTGAAAACCATCGCAGACCTGTGCGGTATCAAGCAACGACTCGTATTCCATCAGGCCCGCCATACCAGCGCGACGACCGTACTTCTGTCGAACGGAGTCCCGCTTGAAACCGTGAGCAAGATATTGGGGCATGAACGGATAAGCACCACCCAGATTTATGCCCATGTGACCGATGATAAAGTAGAGAACGACACCCGTATGCTCGATGCCAAGATTGCCGAGCGGTTCTCGGTTGCCATTTAACCTGTATGTCTAATATTAAACTTATCAGCCATGAACGTAAATAACAACATTCGGAATAAAGAGATAAAGCACCGCAGCACGTTTGCCATCCTGTTCTATATCAACCGCACAAAGGTACGCAAAGATGGAACATGCCAGCTGTTGTGCAAGGTAAGTGTCGATGCCAAATGGGAACAAATAGGCATCAAGGTAGCCGTAAATCCCGCCCTGTGGAATCCGGAAACAGGACGTGCCGACGGCAGAAGCGAAAATGCCATTACCGTGAACCGCGCCATAGTCGACCTGGACAAACAGATCCGTGGACATTACAAGCGTATCAAAAACAGTCTGGGTTTCGTTACAGCGGAATTGATCAAGAATGCCATGCTGGGTATCGGTGAGAAAAAACTGACCTTACTGGCACTGTTTACGGAACATAACGAGGAGTTCAAGAAAAGAATCGGCGTGGACCGGGAGGAAGGGAGTTACGAAAGCTATACCCGTTCCTACAGACACTTGCATGAGTTTATACGGGATAAAAAGAAAACGGAAGATGTCACCCTGAAAAGTCTCGACCAGGATTTTTATGATGATTTCGAGTTGTACCTGCGAAGCAATTGCGGTATGCAGCAGAAAACCGTGCATGAACACTTGTACCGCTTGAAAAAGATGACCAAACGAGCGGTGAGCCAGGGAACATTACGCCGCGACCCTTACGATGAACTGCATCCGGCACTTCCGAAGCGCAAAAGCCGCCATCTGAAATACGAGGACCTGACGAAACTGATGGCGACACAACTCGATAAACCCAACCTGCAACGTGTCCGTGACTGGTTCATTTTTTCGACGTTCACGGGTCTGGCTTATGCCGACCTGAAACGCTTGTCGGAAAAGGATATCATACAGAAGGAGGACGGAAGTCAGTGGATTCGTATCCGGCGAAAAAAAACGGATGTCGCCTCTTATATCCGATTGTTGGATATTCCCTTGCGGATTATAGAGAAGTACAAGCCGGAACGTCGGAGCGACAAGATTTTCAACGTGTATTGTCGCGGATATTTGATTAAACTCACGAAAGAGGTCGGAAAACAATACGGATTCTACATGACTTTCCACAAGGCGAGGCATAATTTCGGAACGCATATCACGCTCTCGTTGGGTATTCCGATAGAAACCGTGAGCCGCATGATGGGACATACCAGCATCACGACTACCCAGATATATGCTGAGGTGAAAAGCCGGAAAGTGGACGAGGACACGAAAGCATTACGTGAAATGTCGGCAAAACGGCCGGTAAACCTCTACGAAGAAGAAGTTATCGCCAAGCCCAAGCGGAAAAGAAAGACTGTGTAAACAAGCGGCAATAAAAATGAGAGGAACAATCCGTATTATCGGGCTGTTCCTCTCGTACTGTTCCGTTGGAACCGCTTGCTCAGATCATAACCATTTCTGTTGTTCGTCAAGGCACTTTCTATGCGCCTCTTCCAGCAGTTGCTGAATTTCCGATTCCTTGTACAGCACCTTGCCTTGTATCAGGTAGTAAGGCAGGATGCGCAATGACCGGTATTCCTGCAAGGTGCGGCGGCTGATACGCAGGAGTTTTGCCAGTTCCACATCATTCATGAAACGTTCGCCGTTGAACGAGCGTTGACAGTTCGGTTCCATTTTCTTCAGTGCCCTGCCGGTATTCTCCAGACGGCGGAGAAGGTCGGCTACACGCGGGTCTTGCTTGTCAATGAAATAATGGTTCATAGTTTCTTTGAATTAGCATGATAATACGACTGTAATACTTTCTCCACGTCTTCAGGCTTGTAGAACAGCTTGTTCTTGATCCTGCCGAAAGGCAGTAATCCTTTGGCCCGGTACTCCTGTAGGGTACGCTTCGATATGCCAAGAATGTCGCATACCTCCTGGTTGTCCAGCCATTTTTTCAAGCCGAGGTCTTCCTGCCGTTTACATAGTATGTCGGCCTTTTCCTCGATGGTTTTCACACGCGTCATGAGCGCGTCGAAAGTCCGGATGTCCATAC